AAACGAGGCAGCTCATGGAATTATTAGCGACCTTTCATAGTAGTTAGTTAGATATGTGGGGAGGGGAAACTCTCCCCCATTATGAGGTCTTATGAGCAATATAATATCCAACGGCATTACAGATACATCATTCATAGATAACGGTGATGAGCTAATCATTGCTAAGAGCCAAGACATAACTGGCATACTTGAGATGAATAAGCGTGAGTACGCTGCTCAAGACGAACGTAAAAGATGGAGCGAGGATGCATTTGGTAACAAGGTAGCATCTATACCGCTTACAGTTTTCTCAGAATTAGAAAAGCAAGGCATTACTAGAGGCTTTGCAGTAATAGATAAGAAACGATTTAACGAATGGTTAAACAACCCTGATAACAGAGCATTTAGAACCCGAGCAGGTAGGATATAATGGCAATAAATACATACGCAGATTTACAGACTACGATTGCCAGTTACCTAGCTCGTAGTGATTTAACGGCAATGATTCCTGACTTTATTAGGCTTGCTGAAACACGTTTACGTAGAGAGCTGCGTATCCGTCAAATGTTAAAGGTTGCAACCACAACAGCAACAGCAGGTGACTCTACAATTGAGCTACCATCAGACTTTTTGCAGATGCGTGACATTCATTTAAATACCAACCCAATAACATCGCTAGAGTACCTATCACCTAGCGCACTATTCCGTAACTCTCGTACTACTGATACCGGCTTGCCACATCAATACACCGTGCTTGCCGAGGAGTTTCAATTATCACCAGTACCAGACAGCAATTACACAATAGAGCTTTTATATTATTCAGCACCACCTTTTTTGACCACAAGCAATACGACTAACGCATTTACTACTACCTGCCCCGATTTGTTGCTTTATGGTGCTTTAGGCGAGGCAGAGCCATACATTATGAACGATTCACGCTTACAAATATGGGCTTCATTGTATGACCGTGGCTTAAATGCTTTAACCGTATCAGATGACCAAGGCGAATACGCTGGCTCACCAATTTCAATCTCAATAGCAACACGATAAAGGAACTATTATGTCCGAAATTTCAAATTACCTAGAAAATGCTCTAATCAATGTAACGCTACGCAATACAGCCTACACAACACCAACAACAGTTTACCTAGCACTATACACAAGTGACCCTACCGATGCTGACACAGGTACAGAAGTATCTGGTGGCGATTATGCTCGTCAATCTATCACAATGGGCGCACCATCTAACGGTGTATCTACCAATAGTGCTGCTATTGAGTTCCCACAATGTACAGTAGCATGGGGTACGGTAGCCTTTATCGGTATTCGTGATGCATTGACTACAGGTAACTTGTTGTATCACTCACCGCTTACTACATCAAAAGCAATTGATGTTGGCGATATATTTAAAATATCTGTTGGTAGCCTATCAGTTCAACTTTCTTAGGGGTAAGTTATGAGTACAATTGTAACCAGAGCTGGTAAGGGCAGTCCGCTTACTTGGAACGAGGTTGATAATAACTTTACCAACCTAAACACAGATAAGTTAGAGGCTGCAACAACTTCTACGCTTACAAATAAAACTATAAATCTAACAAGCAATACCTTAACTGGTACAACTGCTCAATTTAACACAGCTTTATCCGATGGTGACTTTGCTACATTAGCTGGCACAGAAACGCTAACCAATAAAACTATTACATCTCCAACAATTACTGGTGGCGCACTTAACGGTACTCTAGGTGCTACCACACCAAGTACGGTGGTGGCTACTACGATTAGCGGTACTGACCTAACAACCACAGGCAACACCATACTCGGTAACGCAAGCACAGACACGCTTAATGTAGGCAACGGTGGGCTGGTCAAGGACGCTTCGGGTAACGTGGGGATTGGTACTGCTAGTCCTAGTGGTAAACTTCAAGTTCTTGGGCCAAACGGTACGGCTGAAAATGAATACCGTTCCTTTACCGTGTCTGGCTCCTCAGGAAATAAAACAGTAAATATCGCATACGATGCAGTTAACGACATCGGTGTTATTGCTGCGGCAGATGCAGGAGTAAATTGGAAATCACTTGCCCTTTGCCCTGTTGGAGGAAAAGTAGGTATTAACTTGTCAGCCCCAGACTCAACATTAACAGTCAATGGGCAATTTTCTGTTGGAGCAGCACCCAGCGGAAGAAGGCTTTATATGGGACAAAATGGCACAAATACATACATTCAAGCATTAAGTAGTACATCTACAGCAGAAGGATTGGCTTTCTTTAATGGCGGCACTCAAACAATGACGCTAAATTCTTCAGGCAACCTAGGTCTAGGTACTACATCTACAGGAGGTTCAGCTACAGATAGACAATTAACAGTACTGGGAACAACAGCTCAAATTACTACCAGTAATAATAATACATATTCTACAAACCTTGGTGTAAATGCTGCTAATCTTTCATACTTACAAGCCACAGGGGCTACCCCAAATTTAGCATTGTATACTGGTAGCACAGAACGTATGCGTATTGATTCTAGTGGTAACGTAGGTATTGGTACTGCTAGTCCTGCTGCTAAGTTGGATATTTATCGGACAAGCGTAGGCACTTATTTTCTTGGTGGTAGCGATAACGTAGGTCGTCAATTAGCTATTAAAAGCAGCACTACTTCAAACGCTGGAGATACCCATACCTTTGATGCCCAAAGTGGTTCAGGGGTACTTGTTTTTGCAACTACTTCAACAGAACGTATGCGGATTACCACTATTGGAACAGTTGTTAGGTCACCTCAATATACAGGTAATTTTTCTGCTGGATATACTACAGTAGTAGACTTAACAACCATTGGGTCTGGATTAATTATATTTGGTTATGGTAACGAAAATGGCGTAGCTAATACGTCTACAGGTATATGGCTTGCAACAGCTAACTCCGGAGCAGGAACATACGGCTTAACTTTGGTATCACAAGCAACTGCTGGAAATGCATTCGGCAGGCTTGATATGCAAATGAGTGGAAATAATTTACAAGTAAAAAATGGAATTGGTGCACTGGGTGGTTACAGACTAGTATTTACAGCTATTGCATAAAGGAAACTAAAATGGCGACAACGTTAACATGGTCAATAGATTGGCTACAAGCATCAACACAAGATATTAATGGTCACGCAGAGGTGGTATTATCTGCGGGATGGCGATTGACAGGTGTAGATGGTGAATACTCATCAGAAGCCTACGCAACTGCATACTTACCACAACCAGAAGAAGGTGGTTCTTACACACCTTATGCTGACTTAACCGAAGAACAAGTACTAGGCTGGGTATGGGAGAACGGTGTTGATAAAGATGCAGCAGAGGCTTCTGTAACAGAGCAGGTAGCAAACTTAGCAAATCCTCCAGTAGTGACGCCACCACTACCGTGGGAATCTTCAATAGTGGCATAACTTAAAGGAGAACATAATGGCTGAAACCAAAAAAACCACCATTACGCTGGACGAAGTAGATTACATTTTTGAAGACATGACACCGCAGCAACAAGCGATGGTCAACCACATATCTGACCTAGAACGCAAGATAGGCACAAGTCAGTTTAACCTAGACCAATTGAATGTCGGCAAGTCTGCATTTGTAAACTTGCTTAAAGAGTCTTTAACCGCACCTAAAGAGGAATAATATGGAAGCCCTGATAGCGCAAGTAAACGCATTCCTAGCTAAACTATACATACCATGCAAAGTACCTGCTGATAAGCAAATGCACTTTATATGTGGTCTAGTCATAGCAGCATTGCTTACACCGTTTATTGGGGCTTACTCCATTGTAGTAGTGGCTGTTATTGCGCTACTTAAAGAGATTTATGACTACCTGCATAAAGACATCCACACTCCAGACTTCTGGGATTGGGTTGCTACTGTGCTAGGTGGTTTAGTAGGATTTGTTATAGTAGCTTTATTGGGCTAAGAGATGGCTACAAATTATGTAGACTATGATTACTGGGACTATGGCTACGCAGAGGGCGATACTCGTTTCATAGATGCAAGTGCTGATGTTACAGCCAATGCTTTAATAGTAGCAGATGGCATAAGAGTAAGAACAGCAAATGGTATAATTACAGCAACGGCAACCTTAACGGCTGATGCAGTTAGAATTTTAGATGGCAATGCTAGTGTTTCATGTAACGGCACTTTAGAAGCTACCGCATTCAGAGTTAGATTTGGCTCTGGTGACATAACAGCAACAGCAACTTTAACGGCATCACCTACACGCATTTTAAGCGGTGCTGCAGACATAACTGCTCAAGCTGATGTCAATGCTCAAGCAGTAAGAATTAGAACGTCTAGCGGTGTTATAGATGCCTCTGCGAGTGTTACCTGTTTAGGCGGTGTAGTCTACTCTGGTTTTGCAGACATTACTGCTAGTGCGAGTGTTGCAGCAAGTGCTTATCGTGAAAGATTCTTTGATGCAGCAATAGATGGTGTAGCTACTGTTAGTGGTTCTGCTAGTAGAGTTAGAACAAGTGTAGCAAGTATTGAAGCACAAGCAATAGTGTTAGCTAACGCAGTAGCGATATATAATGCTAGTGGTGCGATTGTAGGCTTCACAAATATTGTTGCAGATGGTCATATACTAGGTAGCGGATGGATTCCAACACCAGTAGGTGACAATACTTGGACAGATAGAAGCATTCCTTATTATGTTGTTGCTGACTACTGGATTGATGGCTACACACTAGATTCAAATAACAAATGGACAGAAGTATCAGTAAACACAAATACATGGACTGATAGAATTGCACAATACTACGTTGAAGAAAATTATTGGTTAGAAGGCTACACGCAAGACACAGCTAATTACTGGACACCAAAAACAACATCATCAAATACTTGGAATAGGATAGGATAACATGGCAAAAAATAAAATTAGTGAGTGGAGTGC